CGTAGTAAAGAACAAGCTGAAGTAGAAAAAGCAAAACAGGCTGAAAGAGGCTTAATGCAAGAAGCAGAGTTTCAACAGAACCAACAACAAGGTACTGCTGAAGGACAGGAAGAAGAAGAAGAAGAAGGTAATATTTCTGACTTCTACGGTTCTTTATATCAAGGTACTGAACAACGACCAGAATAAGGAGTAACTTATGGAACAGACAATTGCTGATAGGTTTAGAGTTTTACATAGCGCTCGACAGGCTAAACTAAACCGCGCAAGAATCTGCGCCAGTCTTACAGTTCCATCTGTTTTACCGCCCGAGGGTTGGAACGAAGAGCAGACTTTGCCACAGCCTTATTCGTCTGTTGCAGCTAAGGGTGTTACTGCAATGGGTAGCCGCATATTAAGTGCGCTACTTCCATTGAATGATACTCCATTCTTTAAGTTCTCTCTTAGATCTGGTGTAGAAGGTACGCCTGAAATAGAAAGCTTTTTAGAAACGCTTTCATATCAGGTGTTTAATAAATTAAACGCAACTAACTTAAGAGAAACCATTTATCAAGCTCTTCAACATGCTATCATTGTTGGAGATGTTTTATTTATAATGGAAGATTCTTTTTCTTTTAGAACACAGAGACTAGATCAGTTTATTGTTCAAAGAAATGTAGAAGGAAATGTTGTAGAAATAATTAATCTAGAATACCATTTGATTGATATTGATTCAAAAGAAAATCTTTATGGTAATCAGTATGGTATTGAAAGAAAAGCTGGATATCAAACTATTTATTGTAGATATACAAGAAACGAAGAAGACGATATCTGGTATGTCCGAAAAGAAAACAGCGAAGGCGAACTAATAGAAGAAGGCGAATATGCCGTTCTTCCAATGTGTGTCCTTCGTTGGTATGGTATCACTGGTGAAAACTATGGTAGATCCCATTGTGAAGACATACTAGGTGACTTACAAACTCTTGAGTCTTATACAAAAGCTTTGATTGAAGGTTTAGCTGCTGCGTCTACATTCTGGTTAGGAATAGATCCAACAGGAATTACAGAGATAGATGACATTGCTGATGCGCCCAACGGATCATTCGTTGCTGCAAGAAGCGGTGACTTTGCTGTACTATCTCCATCTCAAACAATGAATGCACAGATTAGTGCTTGCCAAGCTGCGGTTGAAACAATGCGTAGGGAAATCTCCCAGTCATTCCTTATGACATCTTCAGCCATTCCTAGCGGAGATCGTGTAACAGCCACGGCTATCAGAATGATAGGTTCAGAGTTAGAAACAGTACTAGGTGGCGCTTTCTCTAGCATTGCCAGAGAATTGATAGAACCACTAGTCAGAAGAACGGTATTCTTAATGCTTGAAAACAAAGAAATTGATAAGAGACTTTACAATCAATTCTTTGACAAGAATGGAATGCTTTCTGTAGAAGTTGTTACAGGTTTACAAGCTCTATCAAGAGATACCGATTTACAAAGACTTATGCAAATGGGCGAGATGGTTCGTAATCTTCCCGAGCAAGCATATGGTGCTTTTAGATGGGACGAATATGCAAGAGCTTTAATTTCTTCTCTTGGTTTTGATCCCCGTAACTGGGTAAAGACTGAAGAAGAAACCATGCAACAGCAGATGCAGATGCAGCAAATGCAAATGCAGCAACAAACTACAATGGGAGCTTTACAAGGGGCTTCTAATGTAGCTCAGCAAGCTGCTATTGAAGATGTTAAACAAACTGGTGGTCAAAATATCCAAGCCTTAATGCAACAAGCTGGTATTGACCCCTCACAATTACTAGGAGGTGGCGCAAGTGAAGCGATTGGATAAGTCTAAGATGGCGTGTAATCGTCCACAGAAATCACCTAAAGCTGGTAAGAAGCGGGTAGTCAAAGCTTGTGCCAATGGCAAAGAAAAGATTATCCACTATGGCGCGACTGGATACGGTCACAACTACTCACCCGCAGCTAGGAAGTCTTTCCGAGCACGGCATGGTTGTGACTCCGCAACTAACAAGCTATCAGCTAAACACTGGGCTTGTAAGGATCTTTGGGCTGGCCCCAAGGGTTCAAAGGCTTCATGCCCTAAGAATAGAAAGTGTAAGAAATAATGGCTAAGAAAGACGCTTGCTACAACAAGGTAAAGGCTTCTTATAAAAAGTGGCCTTCAGCCTATGCTTCTGGTTCCCTAGTTAAGTGCCGCAAAGTAGGCGCTGCTAACTGGGGTAAAAAGAAGAAAGGAAAAAAGTAATGGCTAAGAAGAAAAAGAAAGCTGACTTTTCCCTTGAAAAAGAAAAAGGTCTTCATGGCTGGTTTTCCCGCAACAACGGCAAGGGCTGGATAAACTGCAAGACAGGCGGTCCTTGTGGCCGTAAGAAGGCAGGTAAGGGTTCTTACCCTGCTTGCCGTCCTACCAAGGCCATGTGTACATCCAAGGGTGTACGCGCTAAGAAGTCAGGAAAGAGAGTATCTTGGGAATGAAATCAAAATTTAAATGTAACTGCGGCACTACTACCAGATTGACTGGTAAGGACGCACAGCCAAAGGCATGTCCTAAGGCTATAACAAAAACCACTAAGAAAGGTAAGTAACAACTATGATCGACAACGGACAAGAGACTCCAGAGTTTGAATACCAGAATACTCCAGAGGTTAATCCTGTGGACTCTGCTATTCAACAGACAGAACAATCTCTTGTTGCATCACCTGAACAAGTTAATGCAGCAAAAGAACGAAAAGCATTTGAAACTTATGTCCAAGCAAACGGTGTTCAAGTACCGGAAAACTTTAAGGATATAGGTAGCTGGTTTGACAGTTTAAAGAATGCTCAGAAAGCTTATACTCAGTCTCGGCAAGAAATTGCAGAGCTTAAAAAGAAGTATAATGACTCTACTGAAAATCCCGCATATAAACAACCAACCGAAAACAAACCTGTTTCAGAGAAACCCAAAGCAGATCTTAAAGAGGAACTTCGTATTCCAGACAAGGCTGAGACTCCTGTAGATCAAAAGCTAACTGAAGTTGCTCCTGTTACTAAGGAAGATTGGGATAGATGGTCGGTTGAGTTTTCCGTAAAGGGAGATCTCAATGAGCAAATGATGGAAGAAATTCGTCAAAAAACAAAACTTCCTGACTTTGCTATTCAGGAATACATGCAAGGTCAGAAAGCTAAGCTTCAATTAGCTTTCGGAAAAGCTGCTGATTTGATTGGTGGTCGTGATAGACTTGCCGAACTATTTGGCTGGGCTAGCCAGACAATGAACCCTAATGAAATTAAGAGTCTTAATGCGGCTCTTGCTACCCCATCGTGGGATGTAGCTCTTATGGGTTTAGCCTCTAAGTATGAAAGAGCAACTGGTGATACAGTCAAGAAAAAGGAACCCGCTAAAGGTAAACAGGTTCCTGTAAGCGCAACCCAACAGGGTCTTGTTGCTTATAAAACAAAGAGAGAGTTCTATGCTGATCGTAACAACCCACGCTTTACAGTAGATCCTAAGTTTAGATCTGCCGTGGAATCACGAATGGCTAGAACGGATTTCCGAAGTTTACCATTTTGACATTGTTTAGCAATGCAATAAAGTTCCCCTATTGGCTGAATCTAGTTGCATTGTTAAACACCAACTAACAGACTCCTAATGGAAAAATCCTTAAGTTGGTTAGTCTAACTGTACAGTTTTAATGTAATCGCAATATTTTTTTAGGAGTAATAAACATGGCTTATACAGCTGGTGATGGTGACTTAACAGCAGGCATGCTTGGTATGCGTACCGATGTAGCTGCTGGTGTAGCAGGTGGTGTAGCAGGAGCTAACAAGCTTTGGCTACCAATTTGGTCAGGCGAAGTAATTAACGCTTATGACCAGTATAATGTTTTTGAAAACCTAGTCGATGCCCGTAACATCTCTGGTGGTCTTGTTGCTGAGTTCCCAATTACAGGAACCGTAAACCTCAAGGCTGCTTGGAATGCTGGTGAAGAACTAGTTGGTGGTGACTCAGGTTCAACCACCATTGCAATCAAGCTCGACAAGCGACCAATGGCCGCTCACTTTGAGCTTGATAATGTTGACCTTATGGTTACTCAGTGGGAATACCGCTCAGAACTAGCTCGTCAGGCTGGTCTAACTCTTGCCAATGCCCGTGATAAGCAGATTGCTGCTTATGTTGCAAGAGCTGGTGCTGAAGATCTAGTTTGGTCAGGCAACACTACTACTGGTTCTGTTGATAGTTCTTTAGACCCACGCGGAGTTGCTAGTGGTCCAATGTTCTTGAATGCTGCTTTTGCAAACTTTGGCCTATCAACTGCTTCTGCAACCGATAGAACCAACGCTGCACTTGCTGCTCTAAAGGCAATTGAAGATTTCTTTGTATACTTACAAGAAATCAATGCCCCAACCGATGGCGTTACTTTAGTTGTTACCCCACGCGCATTCCAAGACATTCGTGCTCTTGGTGTTGCAAGAGAAGCTGCTCACATTTATGGCGGCGCTTCTACTGTTGGTGGTGCTCGTCCATACTTTGCTGGTGTTGCAGAAGTAGGCGGTCTAGGTGCTCAGCTAGGTATGGGCATGAACAACTATGCTGATACTCTTGAGTACATGGGTGCTACCATTATGAAGAGCAGCCACCTACCTGTTAGCAACTTCTCAGATGTTGGTGAGTCTCGCTATAACCTCAGCTTCGGTAACGCTGGTGTTAAGGGTATTCTCTTCCAGCGCTCAGCCGTAGGCTCCCTAAGCCTAATGGGTATGAAGGTAGACACTGTTGATGATGTTCGTCGTAACACTACCTTCACTGTCGCTAGCATGCTCAAGGGTACTGGCGTACTCCGTCCAGAATGCGCTGCTGTGCTTGTTGGCCCAACCGCTTCAAACACTGGTACTTACGCTAAGGGCAGTGGCTTCCTCTTCTCTAACTCAACAACAGTAGCTACTGCTGTTGATGCCGCGCATGAAGGCGGCGCTGAAGCTGCGCTTGCTCGTAACGAGCTTCGCGTACTATTCGGTGCTAACTTCAGCCGTGAGTTTGTTGCCACTAGTGGTTCTGGTTTCCCTTATTGATTAATTAACTAAACTATCCCTATCAAGAAAGGAGGTAAACAATTTGTATTTGTTTGTTTTACAATCTTGAGGGGAGGTGATCTAATTATCTACGCGGTAGTCCCTTAAGTGGGGCTACCGTGTTTTCTTTTTTTCCAAAGGAGGCTATTAATGGGAATGATTACAAAATTACAAGCTGTTAATAACATGCTTTTGGCTGCTGGTGAATCCCTAGTAGCCGACCTAAATAACGAATCTGGTATTGATACTGAAATTGCATTGCACATATTAGACATGGTTTCTACTGATTATCAGTTAAGAGGCTTGGCTAATAATAAAGTAATAAAAAAAATAAACCCAGATACTAATGGTAGGATCTTCTTACCAACCCAAGACAATGATGAAGATGGTATTATTTCCGTAGAGTTACTAACTACACAATTCTCAACCATCAACCAACAAAAGATATTTGCAAGATTCTTAGAAGGATCTCCTCCTAAGATGTGGAATATTACTGACGATAGTGATGTGTTCCCTAATAATAACATAGATTATTATTTTGAAGTTGTGTTTAAGTTAGCTTGGGAAAACCTAGAAACAACAGTCCAACGAGCTATTCTTGCTACAGCAGCTCGTCAATACCAAGTAGTCACTCAAGGTGATGAAGCCTCAGACGCATTCTTGGCTTATCAAGAACAGATATTCTCTGCTAAACAAAGAGCAGCTGATATTAACGATAAGAAAAGAAACATCTTTGAAAACGGTGATATTGGAACACGGTCTGCTGCTAAACGA